CCTACCTCAGTGACCAATGTCCCTATTGGATCCTTTGAGAGGGGGGTGTATAACAGTCTCACAGGCGCTCCCTCAAGTTACACGTATAAACAGTTTGCCATGGCATACCAATCTGCGGGGGGTGTGAACGCGTCATCCCAAAATATCGTGCAGATGGTCCAGTCAATTCCAGTGGGAATCAATATGACAATGCCTGCTCCCCAAGTAGTCGCGAACGTATCGCAGATGTCGGCTATGGGTCCGTTAACTCCTCCTGATCTTTATGGCCCTGGCCCGAATGTTCTGCGCTCGGCTCTCAAGAGTTGTTCGTGTGCGTCGCAAACATCGGGTTGCCAGATTCACTCCCGATAATTTGATAGTTCTAGTAGATAATGAGGGGATACACGTTCATCCTGTGGGGGCTTCTGGCACTCCTCGCCCTTTACTTATTTTTCACACTTGGAGGACGCGAATACTTTGATGCGTCTACTCGGCCTAAGCGTGCATCTCTATGGCAGGATTCAACTGGAGCGTATACTGCCTACTGGGAACCTCCCGATACGGATAACACTTACAGTTTCCAACTTCTGATGTCTGATGGCACCACGTATTCTGTTGACCCTACAAACAAGCCTTATCAGACGTATCCACTGGGCGCGCGCAGGACAATAGGATTTTCAGGAGCCGTTGCTCTCACGGATATGGCAACTGGACGGAGCAGTGGAGCAGTTCAGATGAACAATATTACTGCAGCGGCAGGTAAACTTCTAATAAATGCTGCCGAGGCTTCTCCTATGACGTCATCTTCAACGACTACGACCACGACGACAGCTCCAGCTCAAGGTGCAGCACCAGCTCCCGCTCCCGCCTCTAGATCTACCCCGACGAACATTATTCAGCCTCGCGGACCCTCCTTCCCTGGACTGACAGAACAGCGTGCACTTGCACCTTCTTCGCTTATATCAGGAATTGCAGGTCTTCTTCTGAGTCCCGATTCGACCACAATTATCACAACGGGTCAGATCCCGATCGGTGACATTGGTCAACCAACCCAGATTTACGAGTATAATAACGGTTATGCAGCATTTGCAGCGAGTGCTAATCTGTTTGGAGATTCAATCAACCAGATCAAGACAGATATGCAGTCGACTGGAAATGAGTATAATGTGAGCATTGTATCGGACAACGGAATTCAGTATACATTCCCTCTTGACCAGATTACAAGTGTAACATCCTCAACCAACAGCGATGTCGTAGCATACAACCTTCTGAACACTTCACACCCGAAGGGAAACAACATGTTCACAGGAAACGGAGCCAAAACGATTGGTATCCAGATTACGCTCGTAGGACCATCTGGTTCATCAATGGAGGCGGGGGCAAAGGCGGACCAGAGCCCTTTCACCTCGTCTATTTTGACTCCTAACCCACTTGCTGCAGGTGTTGGGTCTACACTGAATGCCCCTGCCAATGCTCCGACCTACGGCCCCGCTGGTGTTGGTGGAGGAGGAGGAGGACCCAACGGAACAATTCCTCCACTAGCGCCAAATACGTCATCAACACAACCAGGTGTGGGGTGCGCCTCGAATACTGTCCCGAAGAGTTCGCTGGTCCCATGCTCATGTGCGACGTCGGGATCGGCGAGCTGCTCGACGCATCAAGGATCCACATGTGGCTCAACCGTGCCAGGCCAGCCTGGATCGAGCTGCTCCGATCCTACGGATACGATTTCGTCGCTCACGAAGGCTCAGCGCCAGTGGGACCTGATGAAACCGTTCAATTCGATCATGGGAGATGTTCCAGGCTACCTAAATTCGTTTAGCGCTTTTGGGTGATAGTATATAATGTTCGGGCTTAACAACCATCGTGGAAGTTGCTGGGTAAATGCCGCACTTCAAGGATTGTTCTCGTGCCCTCCGTTGATGGATCGATACTCTGAGCGAGAGAACGTTGATAAGGAAAACCCCATTGATGTCTGTCTTGAGTCCATTTATCGAAATAAGGGTGAAACAGGTCTTCGCGAACTATTTGAGTGTGTGAAAACCACGTATCTCCCTGCAGGTGAGAACATCGGAGACAGTCACGAATTGATTGTGCACTTGTGTGACAAACTCTCATGGCTGGACAAGGAGTTTCGATTTCAAGTTGGTGATAAAATTGAATGCAATCACTGTCACGATTCGCAGTTAAAGACGGAGACGGTCATTGATCTGAATTTAATGCCGTCTAAGCCAGGTGTTACTCTACTTGACGCCATTCAAGAGCACGTAACACCTCACACTGTCTCTGAATGGAAGTGTGAGAAGTGCAGTGAACTCGGGTGCACGAAGCAAGTACTGTTTGGCACGTTTCCCAAGGTGATGATGATTTGGTCTATGACACCCATTGACTATTCCAGTCTTCTAGTTCTCAACAATCACAAATACTTTCTCTTCTCTGTCATCTGTTTCAATGGCGGACACTGGTTCACATATGCTCGTAAACTACCACCTGGACATGCGTGGTATGTTCTCGACGATACTTCTGTGCGCGAGATGGATTCCAGGAAGTTCCCAGTTGACCGCACGATGAGAGTCCTGCTTTATTTCCTGTATGAAAACTAATGAGCGCCCCCGTGTCTTCTCCGCCTCCATCTCTACCGACGCTTACATTACCGCCAAATGAATCGGTGATGAACTTAAAGATCGGGGACGTTGTGAAGGCAATTATGTCTGCGCTAGAGCAGGCATCGAAGTCAATTCAGTCTGCTGCCCAGTCGGAGCCTGACCCAGCCGCCAAAGCTGCGCTAGCAGGTGTGGCCAATACAATTAGCCCATCTTCTACGACCACAACTACGACAAACAATATGATATCGGGTGCGGGATTGCCTCCTACGACAATCACGATCTCACAGTCAGGAGCATCAACCAGTGCCACCCTTCCTGGTTCTGGGTCTGTTTCCTCTATCCCGCTTCCGTCCACGACCTACATGACTCCTCAGCCAACTGTTGCTACACCTACACCTGCGTCTGCGCCTACGGTCACACCAACATCAACGGTTGATGCACTGATGAATCTCCGAAAGACGAAACGTCCGCTTCTCCCCACTATTATCACACTCGTGATTGTGTTTGTCTTGGGAGTAGTCGCAATCTTCTTAGCGCTTTCAGACACGGTTTCATTTATCGCCTTTGTGGTCCTCGTGGGATTCATTGGGTTCGTTCTGTATTCGTATGGGTTTGTCCAGATAACGAAGTCAGATACTGAGTTGGATATCACCTACAACCTAGATCCGTTCGAGGACTCCTCAACATCCACCAAGGCAACAACCATGGCTCCATCTCCCGTCATTCTACCCCCCGCAACGGAGGTGTTCTATGTCTCGGACAATACATTCACGTATTCTCAGGCTCCTGCCGTGTGCAAGGCCTACGGTGCCACGTTGGCATCATACTCGCAGGTGGAGGAGGCTTATCGCCAGGGTGCAGAATGGTGCGGATACGGCTGGTCAGAGGGCGGAATTGCTCTGTTCCCGACCCAGCAAGCCACATGGGAGAAACTCCAGAAGGAACAAGATTCACAGGCGCGCATTAAGTGCGGCCGCCCTGGAGTGAATGGCGGATACTTTGACCCAGGAACCCAGTTTGGCGTAAACTGTTACGGTGTTCGCCCTGCCAAGAAGGCGTCTGATGCGTCGCCTGCCACCACAGCCCCTGACGTAACTGATCGCCTTGTTGCCCAATTCCAGCAGAATCTAGCCAAGTATGTTGTGTCACCGTTCAACCAGAAGGTATGGTCCGAAGTTTCGGGGAACCCTCAGGATATCCAGTTGTCCCAGACCCAGACACCGACGGCAGCCGTCGTTCCTGGAGCGACTCAGCCCGTGACACCAACACCGACTGCTCCCACAACGAGGTCAACAGCAACTGAGACGGATACACTCTTGGCAGCACTCCACAGTATCCCGACACCGCCGATCCCGCCGCCCACGAATGTGACCAATGTTCTCTCACAGATCCAGGATCTGGGAAGTGCGCCGATGGGTCTGCTCCGCGATTCGTATGATGAACTCACCGAATTTGTTCACGATCTAGTATAATGGCTACCCGTGTAGACGAAGATGCAAATGTTTACCAGTCGCGCTGGACGTTCCAGACGCCCGTAAATGCTCAGGATGCCCCGCCCCGCACCCCCTTTGTTGGCTCGTTCAATGTCCCGCTCGCCAAGGAACGCCTGCAGCCAAACAACTTCCAGTGGCTCGTCTACCGTCCACAGGAGCATTCCATCCCCCCCTTTGAGTATTTCAAGAATACCCGTGCTCCGTCGCGGACTATGGGGTCCCGAAATTAAACCAACTGATAGATAATGATTGAGGTCGCACTTTTTACAGGTGTTGGGCTGCTAGGATACATCCTTGCGACCCAATACAATGATGAGTCGAAGAATAAGATCCCCCAGGGCCGCGAGGGATTTCAGGATGCGGTAAGTCCTCCTCGTTCAGCAATTACGCAGAACGATAGTGTTGCCCTGTCGCAGTCCCAGGGCCATAACAATATGGTGCCCTTTTTTGGTGCCAAGGTTACGCAGAACATGCGTTCGGGTGCTACCAGCTCTATTCTGGATACGTTTGCGGGAACAGGAAACGAGTATTTCCAGAAGCGCGAGGTGTCTTCGTTTTACGACGTTGTGCCAGGACAGGGACTCGTGTTTGGAAATGCCAATGAGTCAGATTTCATGCAGTCCCGTATGGTTGCAGGTAACAACATGAAGAACGTGTTCCCGATCGAGCAGACGCGTGTTGCCCCTGGTGTCAACGACGGATACAACAATCTCGGTTCGGGCGGATACCAGCAGTTCACGGCAGCACAGGAGTTCGCCAAGCCGCGCACGACCGATGAGTTGCGCACAGCCAACAAGCCCAAGCTTTCGTATGATTCCCCTGTCATTCCTGGCTCGCATTTCATTACGCAGCCTGGTCTACAGGCTCCAGTCCTCAAGAACCGCCCTGATACATTCCAGGTTCTCACGGACAAGGATACGGGCGAGTTGATGTATCTCAATACTACCACAGGTGCACAGGTCGCCCCTGCCTCGTTCCCCGAGCAGATGCAGAAGGAGCAGCAGCGCCAGACTACCAGCGTAGAGTATTACGGAACGGGTGGAGCATCCTTCACGTTTGCCAACTATATCCGCGAGTTCACGGAGCCGTTCGAGCAGTTCATGAAGCTAACAGTTGGAGAGTGGGCGGGTCCTGGTGGTGGTCAGGGTGCGGCTACAGAGGGCTCATACCTTGTGGACCAGTACCTTGTGGCATACACGAACCCTGGCCGCGAGGCATCGTCGATGACCAATTATACCGCTCCAGGTTACACTGCGCTCAATGGAGGCGAGGCACAGGTGGGTGCGGTCAAGGTGAATAAGGACGAGGATATGCTCATCAACACTCGCCAGCATGTTGACCCCGCCAACGTGGTGTCTCACTCGTCAACTATGGCTCAGCAGGGTGTCTATCGCTACAACGAGCCGCTGCCACAGGATCAGGAGATCAAGAACATGGACCCTTCCATTATGGACGCGTTCCGTTCAAATCCGTATACACAGAGTCTCACAAGTGTAGCATAAGAACAAGGACATGGACGATACTTTGCAAAGTATTCTCTATGGCCAACTAGATATCGAGATTAAAAGCCCTTCCCTCCACGACCAGTACGAGATTTTACGAGCGGTGGTGGCAAATCCTTCTGCACACCGCCGACTGAAGGTGCGCGAGGGGGAACTGCATCCGTGGGTGGCACGACTGCTGGCACGGGTGCGACAGGTCGAACAGGCAGCACCTGATTCGTAGCGTAGGCGGCTGCAAAACTACACACAGCAGCCCCAGCGGTTAAAGCGGCAATCATTATGTATATGCTTCCAACAATTATGCATCTTGTGGACGATGGAACACTCATGCGTGTTCAGAATAATCTCATCCACTCCAAAAATATTCAAAATCTACATGGATCATGGTGGTTCAACGCCCTGATGTTTGTAATGATGGTGGGCGTCTTTATGTATTTTTTGATGAACCAGTATACGTCTACAAAGTATATCATTGAAGCCGAGGCTACGAAGATGGACATTCCTTTCCAAGCCAATACGTTTAACAATGCTGTGCGAAATCGTATTGAGTTGTAATAAGTAGGAATGCCCGAACCAGAATCCCGTCGCACAGCACTTCTCAAATTAAAGATGGATATGGTGTATCGCGGCCTAACTCCAGCAAAAGCCGAGGAGCGTTTTAACCAAAACGTATTGCCGCCTCCCCCAAAACCTGAAGAACCAGCAGCTCCCACTACAACACCAACTCCTCCAACCAAATGAATATCTTCTTCCTCCACTGGTCGCCACGCAAGTGTGCAAAATATCACTGTGATAAACACGTCGTCAAAATGATCCTGGAATCCTGTCAACTTCTGTATACATGTCATTGGTCTCAAAAGGAACCACCGACATTAATACACACTGCCCCAAATGGCGGGTATAAGCCCTGTCATCGCAAACATCCGTGCTCACTGTGGCTCCTGGAATCGCTGGACAATTACCGTTGGCTGATTCAACTCACCCAAGAACTCATTGACGAGTATCATTACCGTTACAGTGACCGAGAGCATTCGTGCGAGAAGCATCTGGATTGGCTGAGAACCGTTGAACCACATGGTCTTCCGCGTGCTGGATTTACGCCGCCTCGATGTGCCATGCCTCCAGAATACAAGATTTCAAACGATGCAACCATCAACTACCGAGCATACTATCGCGGTGCCAAGAAACACCTGCTTCAGTATCGTAAGAGACACGCTCCTCATTTCCTGTGAAGTATAATAATAAGGCTAAGAATGGCGGAGGACGTTTTTGGATATATTAAACTCACAGATCCCGATGCCGTCCCGCCCGATGCACTTGTTCACTCGTTTGAACTGCGTCGTAGGGGTGAGGATCTTGTTCCCTATATGCTCCTGATGGGCGAAGAGCCGTCAACTCCGCACATTGAAACACTGAAGACGAAACAGGAGAAGCGAAAGGCCGAGCGCCGTCTTCTCACCAAGGGAAAGCAGACTATTGAGGCAGATACGACAGTAGTTGCCGACGTTCCCACGACGATGGAGATACCGATGTATCATTTTGCATCGGACATTGAGACGTTTCTAGACAATCCCAATGTTGTCAAGGCTGCCGATGTTCTTCCCAAGGAAAGCCCTCTCCTGCGTCCTCGCGCAATTTCCGATGCTGACGGAGCGGTTGAATTTGCTCTCAAATCAGTCACACCTGGAATCACATTTTCTCGTGCTAGGGCAGGGTTCACGGACTTTTTCGTTGGACCTGTAGGCGATCGCGATCATCGCGTAGCCCTCCATGGTTTCCTGACCCGTCCTCTCCCCATCAGCATCAAGGGGCGCGGAACACTAATTCTTCAACCAGGGTTTGAGATGGTTTCAGTTCTCAAGGGTAGTATTGTCCCGAACGAGGTCCCGAAGGGAAAGAGGGTCCAGATGAAGATCCCTAAAGTTCTACCCGCTCAGATAAAGTTTGGAACACCTACCCCAATTCCTGGATATTTTGAAGTCCAGGATCCTCGAAGTCTCGGGTGCGGCCGCCACGCTCTCAACAATCTTCTGGGAGGCACGTATTTCATAAAAGATGATGAGCAGGAGATCACGGATGGAAATGTTCAGTCACTGGAAATTCCTGTGAGTCTGATGTCAGTATGCCGTTACTTAGTGACGAAGAAGCAGGTCCTTGGAACAGATCCCTGCCCTACCAATGAGAACTATGAGGATTCAGTCATGATGGGTGCCCTGCGGATTATTGGATACTCAGCAACCCCCGTTATCCTCGAAGAGATTCAAGATACATCGGTTGGGTTCATTGCGAATGTTGGTGATCACTGGGTGGCTCTGCGTCGAAACGGCGCCGCCTATGTCATTATTGATTCACTCAAAGAGGAGGAAGCCCCAATCACGCAGACACTTGCACAGATTCGGGAGAAGGCACAAACAGGAAAGTATCCGTCGATCATCAAGGTTGAGTTTGTGGGTTCGTTCATCAACCCTGTTCCAGAAGAAGCCCCCGTTGTATCTCCTCCTGCGCCCGCGCCTGCTCCTGCGCCCGCTCCTGCGCCTATGACTGCTACCTCGATGATTGAGAGTATACTAGGTCGATCAGTAGACGCTATTCCTATCCCAGGTCCCGTTCCTCCATCCTCTCCCCGTCTTATCCCAGACGAAGGACTCAGTCCTGAAGAAAACGATATTGGGCAGCGTGCCCGCGACGAGTCAGCAGAGATTGCACACAGGGTTATTCAAGGTATTCCTGGCGGCCCTGTTCCCGTTCCTGTCCCCGCGCCCGCGCCCGCTCCTGCTCCTGCTCCTGCTCCTGCTCCTGCTCCTGCTCCTGCTCCTGCTCCTGCTCCTGCTCCTGCTCCAGCGCCAGAAACAGTGGAAGAAGGGGAAGATGCTTCCTTCGGACAGCAAGCCCGTGCCGATTCGGCAGTGGAAGCGCGCAAGGCTGCCCAGGGATTCTCAACAACAATTCCTACCCAGTCGTTCGCATCATCGGCAAGTATGCAGAAGTCGACCCCTCCGAAGACCAAAGAACCGAAATGTCTGAAAGTCCAGGGAACTGTTGACAAGTATTTCAATGAGAATATTCACACGGCGATCCGTGAGTTTATTCGCACTACAAAGCCTGGTCTTCTCAACGCCGAGAACGAACAGAAAGCCCTTCAGCACCAACCTCTGAACAATTACCTGCAGGAAATCCAGTCTGAGAAGAGTGGAAAGGCCTATACTCTCCTCCTTCCTACTCGTGAAGGCATGCGGACACAGACCAATAGGGGTGTGGACGCATACTTCACAGGCTGGACCGTTCCGTCCGAGTGCACGATGGGTGGAGATATCATGAAGATCAGTATAACTGCTGGAACTTCTGATGGTTCAAACCCTGCTACAGGATACGTAGTGATTAACCCAACTGTGGGTGGAGCAGCAGGGGGTGTTGTAGAGTGGGTCTATTTCAAGTTTGAACTGGCGTACGTGTGAACAGAATATAGCCAGTCACATATAACCACCCAATGATCTTGAACCACGAAACGTAGGGAGGCATTTCTAGCAGAGCAAGCGTGCTCGCAGTTGTTGCGATCATGTAGAGCGCATCTACAACCAGCACCCACTCTGCTCCCTTCATTGTGCCATAAGTGAACATCAAATCAATGATGGAATTATGTCCTGGTGGAATCATTGGGACCACTACCTGACTGAAAAAGATATCGTGCGCCATCTGAATAGCCACGACAATCACTAGGAACGCCACCACATTGAACGGTCCGCCAATCGCGGACGCTACAATTTGGGCCAGAACCATACCGATCACGATGGAGAGGACGTCAAGGATATAAGCAACTAATCCAAACTCATCATACCACGTATTGATAGGTCCATCGCGTTCCGCAGTGTACCGCCACACAAACATACCGATAGTATCTACCGCGATCGCAGACGCTACAATGGCGAGAAGTGTACGAGCATCCCAGAATTTACGAATATCCTTCATTGTATAGAACAGAGAGATAGAAAGATGTTCGTTGTTCTGGTAGGAGGATACACCAACCACCGCGATCGATTTTATGACGAGATGGACAAGAATGATCCACGTATTGTTTGGATCAATAATCGGCGGTCCTTCGTTTACATTGCCGATCTATTCGTGAACTTTGGGGAAGGGGCGAATATTCCACTCGGAAAGAAGACAATTACATGGAGCGGAGACAACGATGAAACCCTCCAGCGTGTCTATAAAACTCTCGGTCTAGAATAATTGATTCATGTTTGATATCCTTTGGCTCTTCGTGGGGTTTCTCGTGGGCATGATTGTGACGACAATCTTTGTTCCTCCTCGAACGACAAAGAAACTAGTCCCCGACATTCGTAAACCTGATATGATTCTGCGGAACCCCAAAGTGGAGAACGGTTGTTTCCGTGCCGACGCCTACGAAGTCCAATGCACTGACGGTATTGATTTTCTAAATCAGTAATGTAATAGTCATGGAGATCAGCAGAGTGATGAAAAAACCCGAAGCAAACTACTTTTTCTCCTTTGTGATTGGATTGGGGATTGCTGTCCTGATGTTTCATCGTCCACAGACAGAAGTTGATGTATCTGCGATACCAGTTGATGAACTGAAAAAGATGGTGACAAGAGTGGATGGAAAGTGCTATCGTTATAAAGTGGAGGATGCGTCGTGTCCCGACGCGAGACTTTCACTCTAGATACTATAAAGAAATGGACGCAACCCCTCTAGACCAGCTGATGCCCCCTGGAGGTTCGCAGCAGCCTGCAATGTCCCTGCCGTCCGCAACAACATATCCGCAGATGGTCACTCCTGGAACATCGTCCGCAATTTATACTCCTCCCCCGCCGTCCCAGACTGCTCCGATGAACCCTTATGCTGCCAAGACGGTTCTTAAGAGCATTATGACGTATGTTTCGGTCTTTGGTGCAGTGTTTATTGTCTCCCTAACCCAGGTCCAGTCCCTCCTTCTCCGCTACATTCCGAACTCGTATGCGGGGTCGGGTGTTGTTTCGCTCACAGGTGCCGCGGTTCTCGGGGGCCTTGGCGCTGTTCTGGTCTATATTCTCCAGACGCTTCTCCAGCCCCTGGTGTAGCGTAGTAAAATTCATATTCGCAAATCTCGCGATGCTATATAATGTCCGAGCAGGTAGAGGCACTTATTGCTCCCTATCGAACCCGAACTCGGGGACCAGCATACGATCCAATCGCAGTCGTGTTTGATCGTATTCTTCTTGGCCCTGGAGGACACATGACTCCTCGCTTTATGCGTATTTATTCTGTGACAAACATCATCAACTGTGCAGACGATACTGCATGTCCTTTTTGGGCCCGTCGTCATCTAGGTCCTCGGTATATTAGTTTGGGAGCCGAAGATACCGAACAGACCGAAATTATCCGCGATTTCTACCCTAAGTTTGAGGAGACTATGGACAGGTTCTTACGGGATCCGCAGTGTCGCAATGTGTATGTTCACTGCCACGCAGGAATGAACCGTTCGGCCACTCTAGCCATTGCCTACGTTCATCGGCGTTTCGGTATACCGATGACGAAACTAATCGAGTCTGTGGCCCGTCAGCGCCCATGTATCCTCACCAACCCTGCCTTTCAGCGTCAACTGGTAGAATTTGCGTCTCACCCGAAGAAATAAGAAGAGGTGGTTAGCATGTGGGCAAATGTTCAGAGCTCCATCCTAAAAGTAAACGATAATCCTGTTGGTGCCGTCAATGCGGGCATGGATACAGTATTGGGTCCATCCTTCGATTACCTCCAGACTATTCGGTCCCCCGCAGAGAAAGGAGTATCGTCTGACGGATCGTTTGACCAGGTGTCTACCAATATTGGAGCAGTGTCTGGATACGTGAACAATTTAATTGTGGGTCCCAAAGTCGGAAATCAGTTTTTTCGGGATACGGGGGGATACTGCAAGGCACCTGGTGGAAGCATTGTGAAGCGGTCAACGTATGTCAACAATTATCTGGGTGGAGACGATGCCGCTGGAATTCTTGGAGAAAGTTTTCAGAGGGCAGTTCAAGGATCGGGTCTGGATGGCATTATTCCTGGTATGGGTGGAGACTTGGCATCGATGAATCCTCTCAAGATTATGAACGGGCTTGTAGCCGACGGGATTCCTCGTTGCGAAGCGTATACGTGTCCAGTGGTTGACACAAACGGACAAATCAATACTTCCGACACTCAGTTCCTGACACCGTCGCTCGAATTGAATATGGGTCTTCCTCCGCCTAGAGCAGGGTGCCGCCCAGCGGCCGATCAGGGGACATTCGAGCGCCGCGCGCACAAGGTTGCAGCAGATGAAGAGATGCGGAGAGCAAAGGCGGCGGCAGAACAAGAGAAGTTGCGCGCAAGCACGACAAGGACGGAAAGGTTTGCAGATTACGTCCCTGATACTTACTACGCTACACCGCTCATGAAACTTGAATATGCAGACCCACTTGCTTACGCTCTATGGGGAGTCGCCCTAGCATGCATTGTTGCCTACATTGCCACGAAATAACGAAATAATGGCTTACAG